ATTATCCCGATTGATACTTGCTCTTATTTAATTAAAAAGGTAATCCATCATCTTCCTTATTGTTGAATATCGCAGGGTTTGGTTCTTTCCCATGGTTATCAAAGAGCTGCGGTTGTTGTACCTGCTGAGTGGCTCTCTGTGGAGGAGGTGCAGGTGCTGTTTGTGCTACTGGTTGCTGTGGCGCTTGCTGTACTGGCTGCTGATAAGTTACATTAGTAGTCTGTATCATCTCAATCTTCCAGCCTTCTATGGTGTTAAAGTACTTAATCTCTCCTTGTTGGTTTGTCCATTCTCTCCCTCGGATATTGATATATACTTTTACATTTTGCCCCACTTGTAGATTGTTGAGTAAGTCGCAACGCTGCTGGGTAAATTGAATGATGATAGTTTGCGGGTATTGCTCCTCTGTTACTATCACTAAATCCCGCTTCTCAAAGCCGTTTTGTCCTATCATCTGAGAGGGGAATATTTGCTTTATTCTTCCTTGTATTTCCATGTCTTTTTTACTTTTTAAAATTTAATTCTTCTAATATCTCATCTGCTTTTTGGTAGTGTTTATCTGTTACAGAATGCTTTTCTGTTACTCTTTTATTTTTGATAGAGTTTTTATATACATTTAAAGAAATAGGATTAGCTTTTGTTATAGCACTTAACAATGAAGATAGGTTTTGACTGTTCATTTTCCCTTCCATAAACTCAAAAAAAACTATTCTATCAAAAATTGCAAGTATTGTTCTTATACATATTTCCTTGTCTTTTGAATAATCTAACACAATATGTTTATTACTCCTTTGATTTCTTTCTTTTATTATAGCTTCTCTAATAAGAGATTGCAATTCTTTTTTAGTTATTTGTATTATTTCCGTGCTCATTTTGTTTGTTTTATAATGATACTATCTTTTCTGTAGCTTACTTCAGGGAGGTCTAACAGTTCTCCATTCTCATCTACTGGCAAAAGCCCTTTCTCTCTATTGAGAAATGCAGATTTATATTTATCTTCTATCTCCTTGAGGTTATCAGCTGCTATTTGCCACTCTCTTATCCCTTTAAAGTTAAAGGTACGCCCGCCACTTCTAACCTCGAATTTAGCCCCTTTGTACTCGCCTGCGTTGTACTCTATCTGTGAGAGGATCTGCTCTTCATGCTCCTGCTCAAAGGCTTTTACAGCCTCTATATACGCCTCACATTCTTTTTTTTGCCCTCTGAAAGCGAGGACGGCTTCCAATATCGGCATCTCGCCGTCCTCTACTTTTTGGCACTTAGCTACAAAATCATCTTGTAGCTGCTGGAATAATTGCTTACTGTACCCCATTTTGTTTTTCATTTAAAAGTTCATTAATCCTTGCTTCTACCTCCTTGCTTACCTTGTAGTACTTCTTAACATCATTTACATGGGTTATTCTACCCTCACTGATAGCCTTACTTACATTAACCCATTCTTTGGTTACATTCTTATCTCTATCTACGATATTAAGCCAAGCCAACTCTTTGGGAGGTTCTTGGTGTGCGGGGGCACTTGCATTGTTTCCGTCATCATCATCAGCCCCGATACATACCAGCGATTGCAGTCCGTAACGCCTGGCATAGGTAATACCCGATCCCTGCGCTTGGGCATCGTTCTGCCTTGCATATATCACCTCTGTAAGGCTCTCCATAGTCTGCCCACTTTCATGTAAGAGGAGTGTTTTTACATAGTTCTTGCCCTCAATCGTTACTAATGGTTGTAATACTGCTATACCATGTTTGTTAAGCGTGGGTATCACCGCTTCACGTACTGCATTAAGGTCAGCATATTTGTTTTTTAGGAAGGGGTTCGTCGTCCCCTTGACGGCATTTGCCATTTCGCTCTGTGCCTTGATAAATGCCTTTGCGATTTCTGTTTGGTACTCATTCATTTTTATATAATTTTGATTATTATTCTTCGTATTGGCTTAGTCTCTCACGAAATTCAGCCGCTATATTCTGCCTTGCTACATCTATATAGTTGATATAGTCATTAATAGGTATTTCACGGGTTACTTGGCTATCAATAGGAAGGGAAATAAACCCTATCACCCTATCACTATCAGACCCAAAGCCCCATATATGATGCTCGTCTATGCTGTCAATTTGCAAAAGCCAATCGCCTATTTCATAGCATTTGCCCCTTTCTATGGTTGTTTTCATTGCTTTTGTTTTTTATCGTTTTTAATTAACTGGAGGACTTCACCATCATACAGCCCATAGCAATCATTGCTGAACCTTACCTTGACTATCTCAAGCCCTTCGTTATTGACTATCTCTACAATCACCCCTACTTTGCCTTTTTGGTTTGCAGGGTCTTTTGGAATAAAGGGGCTTACCCTTACTTTATCACCTATTTTCATATTACCACATTTTAGAAGTTGCATAATCGGGGTATATATCAGTTTCTTTATACTGAAATTCTTCATTGGCTCGATTGGTGAGTACCGTTGTTAATACATTTTCTTGCATTTCAGTAACCTTAACCTCTTGGAAGTTGATGTATATATGCTGTATCTCTACACTGTGACAACTTGCATTGTTGCTACCCTCGCAATGAGTGGTTACATCATAATAGATAGCGCAGTACCAATCATCAGGATAATCTTCTTCTGTTATAAACTCACAGCTGAAAGACCTGTTACTGTCTTCGTGCAAGTCCAATAAATCGCTGTAATAATAGCGTTGCTTGCGTTCTTCATTGAGCACTCGCTCAAATTCGGTATTTGTCATTGTTCTCATCGTAGTATGTATCTAAGTTGTGATTCTCTAAGGAGTTCTTTTAAGGAATGTAGTGCTAAGCAGTCGCTATATGCTTCTTTTTGCTTGTTTGTTAGCTCACTATAACGGCGCTTTTCGTAGCACAAATAGCCGTCAATCACTTGTAGTTGCTGGTCTTGCACTTTTTTTGACTTTTTCTTGCAAGAGAATAATTTTTGTAGTAATTTTGCCATGTTTTAATGTTATATTTATCGCCCCCTCGTGGGGCTTTTTTATTTTCTACTTCTGTTTTTCTCATACCCCTGAGCAAATTCCTTTATCTCATTAAAGGAGTACTTAGGATGTCCTTTGTCATTTACTCTGTAAAAGCACCCTTCACGCTCCAAACGGGTAACTGTCTGCTTTTCTATATTGAGGAAGTCTGCCACTTCCTTTATACTCATTAAGCTGTCTTTTGGGCGCTCTCTTTGCACTCTCCTTATAGCCTCTGCGTACTGGTCTATGCTGTCAGGTAGCAGCCCCATAGCCTTATTGAAATCCTCTACCTCCTCAAGGGTTAGGTTCTTATAAGTGTTTATCGCATATTCTACTCGTGTCATAGTTTGTCTGTTAAGTCGTTTTGGTTAATTCCAAATTCTTTATATATCGGAACAAGTGTTATATTGAGTAGCTTGTTGCTTCTCCTCTTAGCCAGATCTAACACAGCAGCCTGTTTCACATCAAAAAACAACGCTAATCGCAAACTAAGCTGATTAGTCTTTCTTATAGCATTAGAGGCTTTCTCTGACAGATCCCCAGTAATATTATTCCTATAGTCTTTTGCTGTCTTTTTAACTTTACTCACTTTTTTCATTGCTGTTTTAATTTTTATCCTTATATTTGCACCTATAAAAAACAAATGTATTTTATATCTCTGTTTTGACACTGCAAAATTACAAACAATTACTAACATAAACTAACATGACTATATAAATGTTTGTTAATGTTAGCGTTAAAGTTTGCAAGTAGTTGGTTTTTAAATAATTAGAGTTGTGAAAATATATTTTCCAAAGGAGGATATACCTATCTTAGACTTGATTTTATCAAGCCTTATTATCTTAAATAAGGAGTTAAGTGTGGCTGATGATCTTGTAAAAAGACTCTTGCAAATTAATACAAAAGACATGTCTAAGGGTTTAAATTATATAGAAAAACCTTTTATTCATTATGTAGATATATTTGTCCTTCACCAAGTAGGAACAAAGCAGGAGACAGAAACACTTACATTGCTTAAAGCTAATGAAAAAACCCTGCCTTTCTATAATCAAGGAGGGTTTCAAGAGTTATACAATCAATTTGTAAAAAATAATGAGTACAATGATAAACAAAATGTATTAGTAAGCCTACAGATTGAGGAAATCAAACGAAATAAAACTATATCATGGATAGCCCTCATCGTATCTGTACTATCTTTAATTGTTAGTATCATAACGATGGTATGTACTTAAATAATCTCATTACATCTCGTTTTTCTTTAGCAAATTCAAGCCCTTTGTGAGCAGCGAAGTAATCCAAAAGCTCTGTAAATAAATGCTTGTTCTCAGCCATTTTATAGTGTAGCTCAAGCCGTGATTCCAAAGCATCTACATAATCCTTAATATCCTCCAAGTTAGAAGGAGAATACTGGGTAATTGTGATATTCTGTGCCTTTGGCGTTGGAGTTTCCTTAATTTTGTTTTTCAAAAGACACAATTCAAAGGATTGTTTCTTAATCAATGTATTTACTTGATTAATACTGTCCCTCATCTCAAGGGATACATATACCATTAATACTATGATTAACAGCAGAAGAATACTTATAAAATACAACATAACTATATAATTTAAAAACGCAACAAAGGTATGAAAAATAATTTAGACACACAAACAAATGTTAGCACTGAAAGCGCTAAGCGATTAGAAGAGTTGATAACTTATTTGAAACTATCTTACAATAAATTTGCTGTTGAAATAGGATTGAAAGACAATGTGAAAATATACCATGTGAAGAATGGACGAAATGATATAAGTGCAGATTTGGCAAACAATATTGTAAGTAAATATCCTTATGTTAGCTATGAGTGGTTACTTAGAGGCGAAGGCCCTATGCTAAAAGCCTCCCCCTTAACCCTCACCCAACAAAAAAACATACTCAAAAAACTAAAGAAGCTCTTTATATCACTGAGAAATAGGATTACCAAAGACCAGCAGCAGGCATTCAAGCAATATGAAGCGCTACTATCACAAGGAGAGACCATAGTAACACATGAACTCATTGAGGAGATAGCCTCCACCTTTCCTGACATCAATAAGGAATGGCTTACTGCTAATAAAGGTACTATGTTTCTCTCTGATAATGCCCTTATCAATGGAAAGGACTTAAATCATTCCATTAGCAAGCTCAAGTCAAAAAATGGCACTGAGGAAGTATCCCCCGTAGCTGAGCAGAATTATATGATTGTCGAATACGCTGACCTCGCTGTCTCCGCAGGCATGCTCGGAGGTGATTTCTCTGAGGCGTTCGTGGAAAGCCTACCTGAGACACACAAGCGACTTATCCCTCGTGAGTACAACGAAGGGAATTATCTTGTGGTGCGTGTCAATGGGGATAGTATGGACGATGGCTCTAAGCGCTCCTTATCTGATGATGATGAGATCCTTATCCGCCTTTGGACAGACTCAATAGACACACTGCCTATCCGTAGCAAGCTCTTTGTGCTTACCACTCGCAGCGGTCATATTGTGAAACAAATAACCAAAATAGACCATAAAAAACAGCAAATCACCTGTCATTCGTTCAATCCTCTATATCCTGACCAAATCGTGGATTTTGACGAGGTAATACAGCTTTTTACCGTGGAGAAAATAGTTAATTCAAAAATCAGATTTTAATCAATATATTACCATGAGAAAAACATTTTACCATGAGAAAAACATTCATCCCTCTACTCCTATCCTTATGCCTTGCTTGTTCCAAGGATGGTGGGGCATCTAAAAAAGACAAACACACTAGAACCCTTGAAAAAGGGGAAAGAGTGTGTGGTCAATACAACGGAAAAACACTTTATACAGGCCCTCGTGGAGGTTGTTATTACTACCAAGATGATGGAGAGAAGACATACGTAGATAGAAGTAATTGTAGTTGTTTAAAGTAATAATTTTTAAAATGAAAAAACTAATCGTATTATTTACCTTTCTTTGCATTTCTTGTGCCAAGGAAACAAAAGAAGATGATCCACAAGTAGCACATCTTAAAAAGAGCCTTGTTGGGACAACTTGGACTTATTATTATAAATATACTGATGGAGACATTGATGTTAGTACATATACATTCAAAGATTATAATTCAGGTGTCATAGATCATGTATATGGTAATAATTCACGTAGTCATGTGTTCTCATATAAATATGAGTATCCTAACTTATATGTATCAGATGAATATAATCGTTTTACTGAATATAGAATGAAGAACCCTTACAAAGTAGATGCTTATAAAAAAGAGATAATATTCTCTATTGCTAAGCTTCCACTTAGACAGGGGAACAAAGATAGTATGCAGCCCTATTCATTTGAAGACCTTGTCAAAGTACCTATTAAAACAGATGAGGCATTTCGTAAAGAAATAACAGAGTGGGTGTCTGAACGATCAAAAGAAAGAATGTTATTCTTTCAGATGAACACTGGTGAATGGGGAGTGTTTAGCAAGGGATGGAATTTATTAATACCTTACAAAAAAGGCAATGATTACTTTATTGTGTCTTATAATAAGTTAGAATACCCTAATATATATCTAAAATTAGAGTATTTAAAAGAAGTCCCCAAAGATACAACTCTTTTTTATAATGCTGATAATAAATGGTTCATAGAGGATAGAGATAGAGAACCTATATATGACAAAGCTATCTTTAAAAACAATGATATAGATATAGAATTCAACGGAGAAACATTCCACAGAATTGATAGTAAGTATTAAAAAAAACCCCATTACGGGGCTTTTCTTCTAAAAACTACAATAAAGAGCAAAAAAATAATTATGAAAACAATCCAAATATAATCTTTCCTTATCACTTGCTTATCTACTCGTACTGCTCTCGTTTCCTTTTCTGCCTTTTCATCACGCTGCATGCTCATTTTTATATCATTTTTTAGTATAGTTGCTTCTTGTATGAGGGACTTTTGACCAGCACTATTTGCCTTTATACTTACTTTGCCTCCTCGTACTGTGATAGTCTCATTTGTTCCATCTCTGATACGGTTAAAATACAGCTCTTTTGCGTTTCCCATACTATCTTTATCACTCTCAAGAACAAATTCCATATTCTCAATAGTGGATACATCAAAGATGGTTGTCTTTTCACTTCTTTCAGTAGTGGAAACACTATCTTTTTTAACTGAAACACGCTCTTTGCTATTTGTTTTTGTCTCTTCTTTCTTCATTTTCCTGCTACCACAACTCAGTAGTAGCAATAATAGGAGAAAATACACTATTCTTTTCATGTTTTTTATATTAATCTAATTATTGACCATTTGCCTTGTAATCATCTCTATAAACTCTATCGTAACACTTATATCGTACGTCTCACTTGGCTCGTTGAACTTCACATTACCTCCCACTACCTCCACTCGCTCCCAATTCGTGAAGAACTCATTTTCAAAGAATCTCCGTACCTTATCTCCCTTGTACAGATATACTTCATTGGAGGTATATAAGTCCTTCACTTCCTCTATCTCATCAGCTTGCACAGGTATAAGACTACTGAGCTTCCAAGTCTGCTCTCCACTAAGTCCTAAGTGCTTACGAGTAATATTCCCGTTCTTGTGATAGTCCCAGCTACCCCTGCTCTTTGTCTTTATCTCATGTTCGTGATCACTTGAAAATAACCAATAACCCCATGAGCCGTAACTTGTCCTCCACCGTAAGAATATTCCACACTCATCTATCTCTCTGGTTACCTCTCCTCTTGGGTAATACGTCTGATTACCCTCTGTAACACTTGACTTGGTACGAACCACATTAAAAGCCCCTCCTATTATTAAATTCCCATGCCTACCCTCTACATCTGCGGTATAAGTGTCTATCTGAGGGTAACCTACAAAATAAGGTTTTCCCGCCCCCTTCGGAGCTAATCGCTTATTCCTCTCTATCAGAGAATGATTAATACTGCTATCTATAATAGATAATCCAAAGTGAATGCTGCTTAATTTCTTTTTCTCCTTCCTCCTACTCCCTCTATTCCTTACCATGCAATAGATGTCAATCTCTATATATGCATCAATAGAAGGGGCAACTCCTAATGAAGGCATACCTCGCCTAGTGCTCCTCTCATAGTGCTCAAGCATCACCCTTTGCAGCAGTAATCGCAAATCTACATCTGTAACCTTATCCTTAATGACATACTTCACTGGGTCATAAGTTTCAACTTTTATCGTAATTATCTCAGCGTCCTCTGTAGTCCCTCTTTTTTTAAAGGAAAAGGTATAAGGGTAATGTATGCTCGTATAATAGTCGTATGTTATTGTAAATCCTTCGTGTGTTATCTCCATAGTTGTCCTTATTAAGCGGCCATCTCCTCTATGACCTTGATTATATCACTACTAAATTGCACAGTGTACCATACTCCTACCTTGTCTATAATGTCCTGTATCCGCTCGGCTGTGATAACTGCATCTATAAACTCAGGTTTGCCTCCTGCCTTAAATCTCCTTGTGCCTTCCTGACCTATCTTATGAGCAATAGCGTAAGCTAATGATGATACACTTATCTTCTTTTCCAAAGGACGTATGCCTTTTGCTTGTATCCATTCCTCTATAGCCTTCACGGGGGGTATCTTCCCCTGTGCCCTCCCATGCTGTACGTAGTAGGTGTAATCTACCCCCTCAATCCTACCTACCAACTTGCTACCTTCTCTCTCTACCACCACCTTCAAGCCCTCAGCCCAACGACCACTGGCTCGCATGCCTAAGTTATCATACTTAGCCACCATCTCCATTACTATCTTACCTAACTCCTCATCAAGAATATCTTTTACATTCATCACCTACCACTTTTAATTTGGAAAATTACCAGCACACCGTCAAAGTTCGTATCATAGAGATTAATCACCTCTAACATCCGCCATTGCAATATATCATACTCCCAGCAGAAAGCCTTAGCTATCTTCATTACCTCCTCCTTACAACGCTTGATATACCGCTCATACTTCCCCTCGCTGTCATTGTTACCCTCTTGATCATCATACACTCTATCAAAGTCAGATACCATAAGTAGCAACAACCGCCCATTATAGGTACGTCCCACCTCTTGACTATCTTCAAAAGATACTAACTCCTCCAAAGGGTCAAGGAAAAGGTAAAAATCCTTAGCCTCTACCCGTTCCAAGTTGCTAAAATCATCACGTCCGTAGTCAAAAGCCCAGTTATTGCTCCTCGCTATCTGTTGTAGTTTCTCTTTCATGGTTATCTATTGTTAAGTCCTTAGCCCCCTTGCTTATATCATCAAAGAAATCTTTCAATTTACCCTCTCTTTCATAGTTATATAGGGCTTTCATGATGAACTGAGGGGGATATTTACCACCAGTAAGCACAAATACATTCTTAACAATCTTACTCACTGGGTACATCAGTGTCATAAACTGTACCACACTCTGAAATATTTTTCCTGTCTCTGTCTCATTAATAGGAATGCTCAGAACTGAAAGGGATATATACACAACTGTTATTACAAGCATTATCGTTGCATTGCCTGTAAGGAAGTGCTTAATATCAAAAGTCCCTGCCTTTGCGTGGTATATAGCCCCTACTACCATATTAAGAAAGAGAATAAAGCTAATTCCCACAAAGAAAAGCTCATTTTTCTCTCTCCAAACAGAGAAATAAGAGTAAAGCATCAACAATGGAATACTCTTAAAGAAAGCAACGAAAAAGTAATAAATCCTATCCCTCAGCTGTATCTTATCATCAAAGTAATAGAGCAACACTATAGGTGCTACCCATGTAGCTATTTTGTTCTTCGCTTTCAGCAATCGCTGAAATAATTTGTTCATCGTATTTGTCATTTATCATTAGTCATTATTCGTTCAATCGTCCTAATCACCTTCTTAAGCCGCTCCGCGTACGTTGGCTCCGTAGCATACCCCGCCTTGGCAACCTCTTCGGCAAACTTGTACGGGTCTGTCTTCACCTGCAATGCCTTAGCGTAGCGCTTATTTGTAAGGAACAGCTTAGCGTGATCTGTAAAACTCTCCTCAGCAGTGTCATACTTGCGGAACCAGTCCTTAACAATGTACTTATACCTGCCGTCAGGGCGCTTTTCTATACTGATGATAACGGGGAATTTAGCCTTGTCTGTGTCGCGGATCTCCGTGGTTTGCACCAGCTGCCGCTTTTCAGCAGGCATACTCTCTTTGGCTTTCACGCCAAACATCATATTCCCTGGCGCATGCTTCCCCCACCCTGTCTCCAACGCGGATTGAGCCAATGTAAATAGCGCCGATATACCCGTCTTACGCTCCGTCTCCCGCGCGTACAGTAGGTATTTTTTTATAAATTCTTCCATGATTATTTTAAGGTTATAATATATTCTTAGAGGCTCAGAATGATACGAAAAATCAAAAAAGCCTGCCTATTCTTTATGGGTAGTATGGAATAAAACCTTGATTACCCAAAAACATTTCTATTGCGTCTAATCTTCTTTTTATATTACTAATTTCATCTGAAATATTTTGCCCTCCTATCAAAACGTTAGAGCTGATTTCTATTGACGTCCCATGTATCCTCACAACATCTCCCGTAATGGTTGTTTCTTTTCCTCTAAGGGCTGCATTTCCATTAGAGTAAAGATCTAATTGTTTATCTCCTCGAAAAGTTATAGTCTTGGCCTCTCCTTGCAAAGTATGTACATAGCCTCCTCCTTTTCTTCTTATATACACACCCTCGTCAGATTCTAAAGCAAGAGTTTCAGTTGTTCCTATTGACATATATTTTTTTCCAAATATATGTATGTACTTATCGGAAGTCATAAATACAGCGTCATTTTCAGCTATATCAAGCAGCTTTTTCAGTTTCTCAAAATACCCTGCTTTATCCACTTTCCCAGACAGCAAAGCCTCTAAGTTTTTATTAGCCTTCACCTGAGTGATAATCTCCTGCAATGTGTCTAACGCTGTGTCATCTACGGTTAGGGTTTCTCTGATAGCCGCTATCTTTTGTTCGAGTTGGTCAATGAGTGTCTTTAAGGCCTGTCCTGTCCCTGTATAACCTCCCTTGGGCAATAGCCCTGATATATCCACATTCCGCAATCCCTCCAGCTTGGTGCGTAGTTCATTGGTGAAGTCATTAGATGAGAGTACCTTTCCAGGCACTTTATCTACCTTCCTACCTATGGAGGTGTGCAAGTCATCAGCCGTACCTGTATAACTCCCTTTGTCTAACTTTGTGTAAAACAACCCCACTATCTTATCTCTGAGCAACCTAAGCACCGCCGCTACTCGTGTCTTTGTATTACCTCTATTCTGTGTCTCTCCCTCTATCTGATTGATTATATTGTCTATCGCTGTCATAGTCTATTCAAATGTATCGTCAAATGTATCGTCAAATATTCTAAAAGTGTTATCCCTTGCAAAGGCCCTGTCAAAGGCTCTCTTTGTGTTTGCCCAATCTAAATCATTGATATAGTAGCATACTCTAACCTCCTTCACATGGCTGCCTAATGTAAATCTTATCATATTCTCCTTGTAGTCCCTTGTAAGGCTTGTGAGTTTTAACCCTGCATCGTAACCTAACACCTCAAACCCAGATTTGTTGAATGAATGCTCGTTCGTCTGCACTACTGCTACAAACGTCCCTCTCTGCAACTCCTCCAATAAGTCCATATGCTTCTTAGAGAAATCATACACCCGCAAATCCAATTCATGTGTATATCTGTTAGGTGTATATCGCTCCCTCCCCGTGAAGTGCTGCTTATATCCCTCTACTATATACCCCCTTTTCTCATCCTTGAGTTGAAAGTTATGTAAGAGCACTCCACTCCGTGTTATCTTTGCTCTATCTATGTCTGTGAAGTTAATCAGCACTACCTGATTATAGATGCCTTTCAATGGGATATACCCACAATCAAAGCTAATCCCTTCACTAAGTCCCCTTATACATTGCATCTCTATTATTAATCATTAGTAGTTTGTCATTAGTCTCTATATAAGTGTTATCCTTACCCTTCCTCTGTGATCCTGCTCTCCACACCTACCCTCCTGACATCGCCCCCACTCAGGAAATTGCTGCTTATGCCTCTCAATGTATCGCTTGCAGTCCTCCCACAACTCATTCGCATTCTGTACATACAGCCCTCGCAAGTCTCTCCGCTCTGACTGACTAACACCCTCACCGTCCTGATATACCTTGCCCCTTACCCCATAAGGGGTATCTATCTGATGTCCTGTAAAGATATACCTTGCATAAGCAAAGTATGCCAGCACTGCCTTTAAGCCAGCAAACTCATACTTTCTCCCCTCGTAGGTGTAGCTACCACCGTCTAAAAGTAAGGCATAATCTCTCTGTGGTGTCTCACTCACCAAGTCCTGATAAAAGTCCTCGCATACCAAAGGCTTCAGGTCAAATACCTGCGACTCTCTTGCGTACCTCTCAAAGTCTTCTACTTTTCTGAAAGCAGAAACACTCAAGAATTTGCTTACACTTGCCTTATCTATTAGTATTCTCATTTGTCATTAGTAATTGGTCATTATATCAAAAAGCCCATTATTAGAGATAGGTCTCACAAAGTTATCAAACAGCTCCTCAAATAGCTCTTGCACGTCCTGCCGCTCCTCCTGCATCTGCTCCTGCATGAACATACGCGCTTCTTTCAGACTCTCTCCTGATGTGTTACCCAGCTTGCCCTCTACATAATCAATCAGCACTGGGGGGATATTTCCATAGGTCTTCCTAATGTTATTAGCGGTCTTCTTGTCTGCATATTCGAACAAATCAGCCTTTACATTACTCTCTATAGGTTTGACTAATACCTGCTCCTCCAGCTTATCCCCTCTGACCTCTAATTCAAAATGGAATACACTCTGCTCCGCTTCCACCCCTATCGAGCGCCTCAAGTTATCCCTGAACTCCTCCCGCTCCTCTTCACTCCCCATAGGAGAGGTGACAAAGGCATACGTCCCAAAGAACCCTTTCTTAAAGCCATTCCTTGTGTATTTAGCTGACAACATCTCACTCTCACAATCCAGTAGAACCACATCTGCCCAAGCCAAAGGATAACTATCATTTCTATCAAGGTTCAAGAAATACACCTGCCCCTTGTAACTCTCCCAGCCTCCTACTCGCTCTACCTGTGCCTGTATCACTTCAGGACGGGGGTCATACATGTCTATTGTCGTTACCTGCTTGTCTATTTCTTTCTTGTCCTGCAAGCTATCCCAATTGTTGTATATCAGTACCTTCCCTCGGTAATTGTTGCTATCCTTTGCCCCTAATCGGCAATAGCGATAAGGGAGCACCTGCACACTTGTCTTTTGATACAACTGATTATAATTCACATGCAAGAATGCCCCCTTATGATAAGAAATACTCCTTGCTACCTTCTTCAATAAGTCATTCGGTGTCTCCATCCTATCATTGATATACAGCGTATCCTTCCTGAATCGCTCCCGCCGCTGCTTAGCATCAGCACGAGCCATAGCCTCCAAGGCAAACCCTTTCCCATAGATAAAGTCCGCTATCACTCCAGCACAAGCCCTCGCTGTAGCAGAACCGCCTACCAACAATTCAATCATTGTTGGGTAGTCGTTCTTCTCTCCATTGGCCAAGAACGGATAGCCTTTGTACTTATTGCTCTCCGTTCTTCTGCTCTCCCTATGTAGCTCCACTGCTGTAACCTTTGCCATTGCTCTCTAATTATTGAGTTACTTCCTCTGTTTCTCCGCCTTGTTCTGTTTCTTCCTGATCTGTTTCTCCGCCTTGTTCTGCATCAGCATACTCCTGTACTAATTGCTCCCAACCCTTTGGATATTTTTCAAAGTTTGCGATTCTATTGGGGTTAATAGATAAGTACCTCAAGGCTACATCATTAGTCAATGTGTCATTATTGAAGAACTCACTACTACCAAAGTCCATAGCAAGGGAGTGTATATCCCCTCTCAATCTGAATGCACCCTCTTGCAGGGTGCTGTCTGTGTTTTTTGATTTTTTCTTTGCCATTTCTGCTGTTTTTAATTGTAATTCTCTTAGTCTATATACCCCATCTCGTGCCAACTTATCCCAGTAGCCTGCCAGCTTCTGCGGACAACTTGCACAAGGGGTGTTATCATTGAAAAGATAAGCATAAAAGGCGATGAAAGTCTCTTTATCCTCTCCCACCGCCTTCTCATAACCTCCTTTCAACAAGCTATTTAATCTTTCTTCTGTAAAGTCAGTCATTTGTCATCATCTATTAGTCATTTGTCACTCATCATTAGTCACTATCTAAGCTAATTTGTTGTCAAATTTGCCCTTAGTAGTAGCATAGTCAGTATCCAACCACCTTAGTGCTGTCTTCGGCTCCTTCTGATTGTTCGGAGTTCCCAATGTGAGTTTATATACACCCCCATTCGTACGCCCTTCACCCTCTGTAGCCTCTAAACCAATATAGAAACCATACACATCAAAGGTATTTTCCAGTGATTTGGTTTTATTCTGCACTACTGCCACTACCGATGCTCCTGCTACTATCTTATCTATCTGGTCGTAATCCTCCTGACTCTTCCCATACAGATTAAGAACCAAGGCATGCTTGTGACCGTTGAAGTCATCATCAGAGATTTCAGGCTTGGTACTCACCGATATATGGCTCTCCTTGGCATATTCCACCTTGTAGGCCGTCTTTCCTGTCTTCAGCACCAAGGATTTAATGCGATTACCCTCCACTTGAGTAGCTCCCAAGTCTATATCATCTCTATTGATGAGCAAAAGGCTCAATTCTACTCCCTTAATCGTGTCATCACAATCAAAGCCGAAGTCCTTAGCTATCTTATTAATACATTGTGCCATTTTCTTTAATTTATTAATTTGTTAATTTGCCAATTATATAGGTGAGTTGCCCCACCTATATATTTGTCATTAGTCACTACTAAACTGCCATTGCGCCAGTGGTTGGCATTACCCTCTGAAAGTCCATTCTGTAAGCCGCCTTGATATACACATGCTCATCGTCTCCTCCGATGTACTCTATATCAAGGTTACTCAATGAACCCAGGCTATCCACACCTAACTGACATTCTGATTTGTCAAGCAGAATAATACGATGAGGATTGTGCCACTTCGTACCATTGGAAAAGTCCCTTTGTATGATGTAGTCAAACCAGCGGTGTGTAACCACCTTAAAGCCCTCAAAGGTCATCGTCTCATAACCACTCTCCATCTTAGTGAGTGTCTCCTCATTCTTGTACTCACTTCTAAGATAACGAGACAAATTCTTTGCCATAGAGTATGTCATTAGGAAGATAGGCTCTGAACCATCTGCAAAGGTCAAACCGTCTGCCTTGTCCAATAACTCTGTACATGCCTTAAAGGCTGTATCACGAGCCAATGCCTTCTGAGCGGCAAAAGTGGCTTGTGTATTCTCATTGATGATTACCCGCTTACTTGGGTCAGAGGTAATAAAAGATTGAAATGATGCAAATAGACCATTCAATACATTGTAGTTCTCCTTCGCTACTCCTGTGGTCAATTCCTCATTCCCTGAGCCTGAACCCACATTACTCGCTTGAGTGTCTCCAAAGAAAGCAAACTTATTAAAGTCTGCATTGATGGTCTTCTCCAACTGACTGGCCAAAAATACAACGAATTGGTCACCATCTATATGGATCTTATCAATCCCCTTCACATTGCACCATTGCAGGATAGACTTTTCAAAATCTGCATAACACTGCTTAATTTTAACCCTCAATGCCTTAGGATCCCACCACCCAGTACGTACAGGAATGCTAAAAGGCACTGCTGCCATACCACAACCTGTATCCTTGCGTGTTACCCCTTCTGTGTGTCCGTAGTAGCCGAACTCAGTCTCCTTTGTTACATTCTCTACTACTGTCATAGCCTCTTTAATACCGGCTAATCCCAACGAGCGCTCCTCCAACAAGTCCTTAATGTCCCTGATGTACTCTTTGACCCTCGCTGGCTCTTTAATAAAGTCTTTTATTGCTGTTGCCATATTCTTTCCTCCTTTCTTACTTCAATTTCTCGTATAATTCTTTCAGTTCCTCAAAAGAGCGTCTATTGCTACCATTGGCAGGCTCCTGACTTTTACCCCTTGGGTCTTCTGAAGAGAAGCTGCTCCCTGTCTTCTTCATTCGCTCAAACTCCTTAGAGATACCCTCTACCTTATCCATTACCGCCTTCAAGCAGTCTGTTACAGTCTTGGCAAACTCCTCATCTACCTTCTCTGTCTCCTCCTGCTTTTCTCGGATTTCCTTAATCCGTCCACCCTCTACTACAAGGGTGCTTTCATCTTTCAAAAGATATTCCCCATCTGACAAAGCACTCTCATCGCTCTGACCCTCCGAGGTCTTCTTCTTCACTTCATCACCCACCGCTGGACTTTCTCCCTCTGTAACCACGGTGATAATATCACCATTAGCTAAGGTCAAATCTACATCAAATACTTTCGCTTCACTGACTTTCTTTTTAAAGTCTGTCATAAAAGCCAAAAGCTCCTTAACAATTTTATTCATATGCAATTTGTTTTTATTATTATTAGGTTGTCTATTGAAAAAAAGCCCATTCGTGGCTGCTGGGTCATCTACCAAGTCGGAGGCTACCCAATCTATGAGCCTCAAACCCATACCTACAAGCTCTTTATCTCCCTCCTTGTAGATTTCATCTACAATATCAGCTTCCACATATATGGAGTTTCCAAACATCTCAGGACACTCCTGAGCCATTCCCATAACGTAGTCAAACAAGCTAATACCTCTCCCCGTTACCTCTGTCTTTCTTGCTATCTCAGCAAGGTACAAATCACCAATCAACCGCCCCTCTGTTACATTGAAATTCTTGTACTTTCCCGTGAAAGAGCCAAACGAACCGCCCGTAAAAGAGGGATGCTCAAACCGAGCCTTTATCTCTCCCTTCTTGTTACCAAAGTCTTTCAACTCACCAAGGAACCGTTCTGAGAAGTAGTAACCATTCTTGTTCAACCCCATATTAGCCAATGCCACCCCATAGATAATGCCTTTCTCACTATCTACACGGCTAACATCACCTTTTTCATTATATGTATTAAACTTCAATTCCATGCTACAAAGTTACATAATGCTTGACTATAATAGTGCTAACAATAATTAGCACTATTATATAAGGATATTTGTTACCTTTGCACTGTTATTAACCTAAAGATGTAATCTTTAGGAAGGTTGCGGTTTATACATTAATTAAAAAGAAAAAGCGTACCATGGTAAGTGGTACGCTTTTCTGTTTTTGTTGTTATACTTTCCTATCTTACTTCCTCTTCATACATCACCTCTCCAGTCTCATTACACACTACCTGCACAACGCCTCCCTTATAGTCAGCAAAGTAACTATGATTACTCCCGTTGAATGCTAATATGTAATTCTTACAATAATCAAAGGTGCTTTCAAACCCCTTGCTATTACTAGCTGTGTCATCATTAAAGACTACATCATAGGTTCTCTCAGGTATAGCTTTCAGAATATCATTCTTTTGCCCTTCATTGAAGTAAGTGATAACTATTTCATCACCTTTTATCTCATAATCCCTCTTGTCTAAGTTTTTACCAACCCACTCCTTATTGATAACGTCGTTTTTAATGCTAAACTTTTTCATGATTTTTGTTTTTTAATCGTTCTTTTGTTCATTCTTTTTTTGTTCTATCAACTCCTTATATCTTATATAGTAATAGAACATATTCTTAACAATATTACTCATCGGGCGTGTCCCATTTATCCACGCCGATAGATTAGACATCTCTAATCCCGTGTCATTATTAATATCTTTAATTCGTATATGCAACCTATATAACTCCTCCTTGAGATAATCCACCGTAATTACATCACTATCTACCTCCTTTAAAGGAATAACCCCTACATGTATCCTCTCTGGGCAAAAATCCTCTGAAAACTCTCTAAATAGCTTCTTAGTCCTCTCTACTATTTCCCTTTCTGAAAAGTAATCTCTCTTGTAATTCTTCCCCTGCCTCGCCTCTACAATAAGAATCCCATCCTTATACTGCTTTACCTTGAATGTGAGATTATCAAATCGCTTATACAAGGCCGCTCCCGCCTCTAATCGCTCCCTTTGCCCATCCTCTAATCCGAGCAAATGAATATTTTTTACTATATTTTCCATGTCGATATTTTTTAAAGAGGAGGGGTTTCCCCCTCCTTGTGTTCTACAAATAAACAACCTCTCTTTTATCTAAATCATAGATAGCTATCTGATTGTTTTCAAGCCCTTTCTTAACAGCTTCATCTCTATTCTTGTAGAGCCTTGAAGCATCAAAGTAGTAACTTTCATTCTCTTTCCAACCTCCCACTAAGGTATTATGAGAGATTGCATACTCAAGCACTCTTTTTAACCCCTCAACTCCGAAGCTGTCCTGAGTTTCTTTTTCTGCTACCACGAACCCGCCTTCTGTTACGAGTTTCCCTTGCAACGTTGCAGTAAATCCATTGGGATTTTCATCTGCGATTTTTAAGAACATTTCTAACATAATATACATTTTATACTGCTGTAGCAGTTGTTATTAGATAGTGCAAAGGTACTACAAAAGTTTGTAAATAGCAAACTTTTTCAAAGAAATTTTTATGTCTAATAGTGTTAAACTTTCTCTTAAAGAAATTAACTAAATAGCATAATCCATATTGCATACACATTTATGCCGTTTTTTTAGCCTTTCAAGAGCTTTGCTCGTTACAAAGTACAGTCCCTCTACACGTTCTGATTTGCTAATGCCTTGTCCTTTGAGAGGAATGCTTGTGCGTACAGAGTAAGAACCCACATACACGTACTCATATACTACCTCCGCTCCCTCCTTATTGTATTCGTTCACAAATCGCACTATTGCTCTCTGATGATTACCTTTTGCCATGCGATAACTGGTAGTGGTTTGCTCAAAAAGAATGTTAGAGTTTCTAATATCTGTTACAGCGGTCTTATAACATTTGCCATCACAATCATACATGGTACTGATATAGTATCTATCTGCAATCTGATTAGTAAGGTTCAATTCTGGTTTAATCATCAATGTCATAATTCAATTAATTTAATTGTTAGCTAAATAGTTCAATAATTCTTCTTTGCTGCTGAAAATTTCACTTTCATTAAATGTGTTATTTTGATAG